ACCGGGCAAAGTTGTCGGCGCAACGATCACGTCGCCGGTCTCTGGGTCGTACTCACCGCCACGGGTGATGGTGCCAACCACGTCGATCGCGTGATCGTGGGTGTAGGCGGCGAGGGTGGTGTTGCCGTCCTCGTCAGGTTCGGAGAAGAACCCAGCAGTGGTTGCGGCAGCGGTCCAGGCGGGTTCGTCGGTGAAGCGTAGGAAGTGCGTCATGGTTGGGTGATCTGCTGGAGGGTGGTATTGCTGAGGCGGGTGGGCCAATAGGTGAGGCGCTTGATGGTGCCGTTAATGTCATTGCCTGCATTAGGGGCCCAAGCGGACGACCCCAACTTGAGGCGGACTTGCGCCAAGGGCACTGCCCCGCTCGTATCCGTTGAAATAGTTCCCCCATTTGAAGCCGCAGCAAAAGAGTTTAATGCGTAACCAAACGCAATATTTGTCGTTCCAGTTGTGGAGACTGGTGCCGTAAGAACTGCTGAATCTGCATTACTAGATCTAATGGTTACGTTGTTAGAAGAACCTACTGTTACATATTGAGTGTTGTCAAATGTATCACCCGTGCCAAAGATAACCGTACCTTTGGGGGCTGTAGTAGAACAGAAGAAACTTCCCTCCGTCTGGTTGTAGAACGAGCTTTCAAACACGCTCACCGCTGCGGTCGTGGTTGGGATGTATGCCGTTGCCGTTGAGCCGGTTTCCAGTTGGGCGCCCCAGAGGAAACCAGCAGAGTTTGAAACACTATCGGTTCCATCAATCACCCCTCCGTTTGAGTTAAAGGATGCATTACACTGATAAAACGTTGCGGTGTCAGAAGTTGCAGTGACTGTTAGCCGATACCAGCCGTCTGGATATGGCGTGATAGACGCAGAAGGTCCCGTAAAAGTGCCACCGGCAACCGTTGCTGCAGTATGTATAGTACCAGAGCTGATATTAAAAACAACATCAACTTTATTTGGAAATGTTCCTTGGCATCTTAGAGCGCAAAAGTTGCCAACTGATTGTTTTACAAAAACGGAAAAAGTGTACTGAATTGCTGAGGCAGCTTTTGCAGGTGCCTGTGCAATAAAGCTTGAACCAGTAATGGATCTAGTCCATAAGTCTGCTGTTGTGGTTCCGTTTGGTGCAACACCAGCATTTGCTGTAACTGTCGGCAGGGTTGCACCAAAACGTGGCCATGCTGCATCATTGAACTCCTCACTCCTCAGCAGGAGGTTCGTCCTCGTCGTCCCAAAGTTCGCCCCGGTAATGCTGGCCACATCTGCGGCGCGGGTTACGGTTGCGGAGGTCGTGGGGATGACCGAAGTGGCAAAGGCGCCTTGCTCAAGCTGGGGCAGGCCGATGCGGAGGGTAATGTCGATGGGTTGGCCACTAGTAACGCCAAAACGAATACCGGCATTGACGCGGTTAACCGTGGCCCCACCAGTAAGCGTATGAGTTGCTAGATATCGGTTTAATGTTGAAGTTAAAAATGATGTGGAAATAGATGCCCCTGTTACAAATGTAGAACCTACTGTTTCATCAAAAAAGAAAACTGGATTGCTAACATTTGAGGCAGAACCGGAAGCAATTTTAATCCACGCAGAATATGTCCATGTTTGTCCCGTAGCGGCGGGAATAATTCCTGCGGATTCTGTAATTACTGACCAAACCGCACTTGCTGATGGGGTGCCATTAAATCTAATATCTACATAATTAACTCCGTTATCTGTACCAGTGCCAATTATAGAAGTTGATACACCAGTTCCTGCTGAAGCGTATGCAAACCAGTTAATAGGGTTTGTCCCAGGTGTACCAGCAACCGCACCCACGCCTGTGTTGTTACGGATGCTGTTCGTCCTCGCCTCTTCCACCAGCAGGCCAAGGCTTTCACCCGTTGTTGGGTTGTGGTCAAAGCGTGGGGCAGAGTTGATGACGCTGGTGGTGGGGATGTAATCACCGACGGTGGACGCTTGCTCTAGTTGGGCGCCAACCACGTAAAGACCGTTGGTTCCATCAGCAACATTGGTTTTGATTGTCCAGTAATCGCTACGATTGCCAGGCGCAGAAGTTGTCGTGGTAAAAGTCCAAGAAACGCGATACCAGCCGTTTGCAAGGGCAACAATAGAGGCGCCTGTTAGCGCCCCTGCAATGGCTGGCGCAGTTCCGTTTCCGGTTAATGTAAAATCATAAGTACCGCCAAGAGCGTTATCACGAAGCCTTAAAACAGTGGCACCAACAGGTTTTACAAATAAGGATTGAGTATGTGACGTTGAGTTAGTAAGCGTGATAGCAGAACTGAAATTTAAACCATCATTATTGTTTCCAGTGTTTGCCCCGGCGTTTAACGTAAACAAAGAAGCCGTAGTAGATGCAGTTGGAGTTGCAGTCGTAACAGTTGTAAGCGTTGAAGTTACTGCGTTGTAAGAATTTGTAGTAAGTATTGCGTCGCTGAACGTTTTAAGGTTCGTCACCGCCGACCGCAACACCCCGGAGCTGTCCACGTACGTCCCGGAGCTGGCGCGGGTATGGGTGATCCGGGGGTCGAGGGTCTTCTGCAGGGCAAATCGTAGGTCCAGCGGCGCGGAAGCAAAGACCCCAGCCGCTCCGCCCTTGTCCACCAGGTTGCGGTTGAGAGCCCTGTTAAGGCGCCTTGGACCCAGGTTCTGCATCTGATTAGCCTTGGCGTGAAATGGAGGCCTTAAAGACGACGCTAGGGGTTCCTCCGGACAGGGACACCAAACGGCCTCGCATGAAGACGACGGGAGCCTGCATCATTGAGTAGCCGTAGGTGCCGTTGGCGGTGATGGTGGTGTCGACGTTGTTGGAGTCCAAGTTGAACCAGTTGGTCGCGTCGAGCGAACCTTCGAACCGAATCACGACGTTGGTGCCAATCGACGACACCGTGACCTGAAACACGGCGTTATCAGCCCTGGAGCTATTGGCAAAGTCCGTGGCCCCTGCGGACGTCAGGGTCCCCAGTGTCGAAACGATTGGGATGCTCATGGCGGCTTAAGCGGCAGTGGTGTCGATCACGGCGAAATTGATGGTCACAGCCTCCGACAGGGACCCACCACTGGTGTTGGACAACCGGATAACGGAAGTGCCGGCCCCAACGGAAACGACGTGGGTCTGGTACGAGCCAGCGGTGCCACCGGACCCCTGGTTGGCGATGACGACGTCAGTGGCGCTGATGGCGCTGTTGGTCATCGTGAACTGCACGGTGGCCAGAGACGCCAGGGCAGCGCCGTGGGTCGTGATGGTGCCGGACTTGGCGTTGACGACGACAGCAGTGGTCTTGCTGGTGCCTTGGGTGACGGTGCCGTAGCCAGCGGGGGCAAAGCCAATGGCAGGTGCAGCCGCAATCCGGTTGTTGGTGTCGGTGGAGATGAAGAACCCAGATGGGATGTCAGCGGGATCGGGCATGGGGGGTATCAGGCGACCTTGCGCCTTGGCATTTGCACCACTTTATCCAGATCTGGCAACGACGCCACCAGGTCCCCAAAGCTGGTGCCAGCAACAGGTTGAGCTGAGATGCCGTTGTCTTTGAGGAACTGGCGAAGGATGTTGAGCTCAGCGGTGCTAATGGACCCGTCGTCGAGCCTGGCCTTCAGGTGCCACGCAAGGTCGGTGTGAAGGTTCGACAGGACCCTCGAAGCTTCGGTTTCGTTGGGACGACCCATGGTGCAGCAGGCCTAGTGAGCAAATGGTAGGACCCATGGCCACCAAGTCTCCGCCTACTGGCTGCGCTAGAGCAGCGGAGTAGTACATATGTGTGCGTATGTATAGAAGGGGAATCCAGCCCCCTATGGTTAACTATGGTCACCTAAGGATAAATAGCTCTCCGAAGGAGAGCGGTCAGGAGGTAAATCAATACCAATACATGGTCAACCAAAGGGGAATATGGTTGACCATGGATTGTTGTTATTAGTACTAATGAAAGAAATACATGGTTTAACTATAGTCACCTATATCCACCTATATCCACTCGTATTGAATTATGGCGCGACGTCGTTCGATGAAAGTGGGCGGGGGTGACTTTTTGGTGAAAAAATTTGAGGGG